GACGACGCCCTGCGGGTTTCCCCAAGCTTCTATGATTTCATAGAAGCCCCACCTTTGAGGTATCCTCTCATGAGAGACTTTTATAGAGTTGAGACTGGTACTCTTACCTATCGGTCTATTAACCGGTATGGTAATGGTACGTCTAGCTCTGAGTCTTATCCTGAGCGGATCGAAAGTTTCCATGCTAATCGGTCTAAAACGCCGAATTACTGGAAGCTTAAGAAGGCTGGTGCCCCAATACCCGATCAGCCTTATTCGTGCTATCGAAATAGCTCGCGTAAGATGAACGGTACTTTTATCCGTCGGTTTTGGTTTACCCCTTGGGGTTCCTACGCCGATAGAGAAGAGTATTCTGGGGTTATATCTGAGGTCGCCTCTGGTAATAATCCTGGTCCCGACAGAATTTCGTTGGATACCGGATTAGACTACGCTAAGGCCAAGGCTAATCTCGACGTTCGCAACCGCCTTAAAGGTTCTAACTTTAATGCGGTCGTTGCGGCGGCCGAGATGGGGCAAACCGTCTCTATGATCGCTGGCTTTGCTAAAGCTGCTTCTGATTCCTTCCAAGGCTTCCGCCGAGGAGATATTCATGCAGCAGCTCGCGCCCTAGGGTGTAAACCTTTGGGTCGTCGCGCAAGGGCCAAATTCCGTAGAGAATACACGTACGATCAAAGCAAAGCCGCAGCTAACGCTTGGCTTGCTTACAAGTACGGCTGGTTGCCTACGATTCAAGATGTGGTAGCAGCCGCGGAGCTTGCAGCTTCGCGGATTGAACTGCCGCCACCTCAGCGCGTCAGCGCTAGTTTTAGCCATTCAGCTCTGGATAGCCAAGACTTTGATCCTCCATGGCACTGTTACGGTTCCGGTGGTCCCGTTAAAACGGTCACCTCTTCGATCAATGTTTCTTGTCGGACTGTATTAGTATTTCGTCAGTCAGGAGCACCACAACTTCCTACGGCTTTAGGTCTAACTAACCCTGCTCTAGTAGCATGGGAGTTAGTTCCTTTATCCTTCGTAGTTGATTGGTTTCTTCCTGTTGGCGACGTACTTAATTCGCTCGACTCGACCATAGGTTGGGATTTTGTCCGTGGATTTTCCACCATCAAGGTTGCAGAGCAACACAGTCAACGCTGGCATGGCCAGTATTACTATGGATGGGATGAGAAACGCGAGATAGATGCTTATGCTTCACAAAGCAGTAAGTATTTTGCTCGCGAACTTCATAAGTCCTTTCCTAGTGTAGACTACCTAGCTCTAGTGTCGCCACCAAAGGTGAACGCCACTGCTGCGAGGTTTGCTTCTGCTATTTCTTTGCTTCGGCAAATCTTCAAATAGAAGGACCCGATCATGCCACAAATGGCCACGATCTCTCTCCCGGATAGCAATAACGCTTATCACCCCGCTGGCATCGACGCGAACGGCGTAGCCACTTTCTTCGAGCGCAGTGCAGGCGTAGCCATTGGCTACAAAACACTGACTGTCTCGGCGAAACCGGTCTCCAAAGTATCGCGCAAGCAGAACATGCGTGTCAAGCTGGTACTGCCCAACTGGTTTTCGCCGGTTGTGCAGGGCGGCATCTCCATGCCTCAGAAGAACTTCGAGAACGTCATCGCTCTCGAAGCTTCTATTCATGAGGCATCGACTCGTGGTGAGCGCGAACAGTTGCTTGCAACTATGCGCGCCTACATCAACTCGGCTTACGCCGAGGCGTTGATTCTGGACGGTCAAGGCTTCTACGGTTAGTAGAGGCCCTAGCCTACAGAATGTGCCGTTTTAACCTTTTGCTCTAAAGCAGAAAGTTTACCCGCTATGACTCAGTCTGTGCGCGAGCACCGATCGTCTAAGACGACCGGTGCATCCGGAGCCCGGCGCAAGAGTGTTCGCTCCCAAAGGAACAACATACTTGCAACGGCAAAAGCGTTCCGTGCGAATGTCAGTTTAACTGACAAAGCTAACCTTCTATTCTTGAATTCTTTTCCAGAGTCATGCATTGCTAAAGCCATGCTGACGATGTACGAGAATCAAGACTTTGCTGGCATTATTGAAACCGATATCGATCCGCGACAGTATACCGTCGAGGAAACGTATAAGTTCCGTGATGACTTTCAGGTCGTTTCTTACTTTTCCAAGAACCGCTACTTCGACCTTCCTTTCGATAAGGATGCTCGAGCGTATGCTAAGTTCTGGGAGTTCGAAGGACTTTGCAAAGCTACTAACTTAAGATTCTCAAATCTTGGACGCGATCCGTCATTCAACGGTTCTCGCGTCTGGTTGCTTAACGCAACTATTCGGAAAATATCCGAGATTCTGAGGTCTTTCGAAGTAGATAGTTGGGTAGACTCGTGCGGTTGGGGTCCTGGTGTCACTCGAACCATTAAAGGTAAGAGCACTAGCGCCGCAATAAAATACTCGTTTGAAAACGGTATTACGCGAGATTTGTACCACTCCATGTTTCCTGTTATGCAGGAAGCATGGCCTTCATGGTTAGCTCATAAGACAGTCAGTGATGACAGGCTCTGTGGTCTAACACTCTATGAAGGTAATGCAGTTTGCACCGTTCCGAAGAATGCTAAGATTAATCGCGTGATTGCGATTGAACCCGGTCTGAATGTTTTTGTTCAGAAAGGGATCGGTCGTCTCATTCGACGTCGGATGCGTTCTATCGGTATTAACTTGAACGATGCGTCTAAGAATGTAGAGATGGCCCGTCTCGGGTCTCTATACAATTCTTATGCCACTATTGACTTTTCGTCAGCTAGTGATAGCATCGCCAGAGAGGTGGTTAGAGTACTCCTTTCTGGTGCTGATCCTACCTGGTTCCAGTTAATGGACCTTAGTAGGAGTAAGTACGGGTTAATTGAAGATGCAAGCGGTGAGTCCCGTCAACACCCGTGGGAGAAGTTTTCATCCATGGGAAACGGTTTCACCTGGGAACTCGAGAGCCTTATATTCTACGCGGCAGCCGCCGCGTGTTGTGAATATGTAGGCATCGAACCGGAGATTTCGGTCTTCGGGGACGATGTTGTCCTTCCTACTAGTGCTTGCGATGTTTTCGTTGACTTTAGCGCATTTCTTGGCTTCAAGGTAAATGAACAGAAGAGTTTCTCGACTGGTCATTTCCGTGAGTCCTGCGGTGCGTTCTGGTTCAACGGAGTTGATTGCAAACCTTACTTCCAGAAGGAAGCTCTCAATAATGTGGAAAGCGTTTACAGGATGGCTAACGGTATCCGGCGTCTCGCTCACCGTCGTAATTCTTATTACGGCTGTGATGAGCGCCTTCGTACTGTTTGGCTTCACCTTCTTTGTCGGGTTCCAAAGAGTCTACGATTCTTTGTTCCCGATAGTCTCGGGGACGTAGGCTTCGTCGGTAATTTTGACGAGGCCCGTCCTAGTCTCGATCGGTCTGGCAAGTTACAACAATATGTTGTAACTTGCCTAGGTCGACGAGCCAAGACTACTTTCCACGATGAGATCGGCTTGCTATTTAGCTCGCTCGACTATCTGCAATCAACGGGGTCTTCGGATCCTAACCTTCCAGCTAGCTCTTCGTCTGCACTAGGTAATGAGGTCACACTTCGTGACATCACTCACCTATGCGTTCAAAGGCTATCTGTTAACGGCTGGTACAACCTTGGCGACTGGATCTAAAAGTTCAGTTTGAGTTGAACCGATTTCCTAATCGTTTCTGGTG